CGAGAGGGGCGCAGCATCCGCCACCGGCGAGAGGGGCGCAGCATCCGCCACCGGCGAGAGGGGCGCAGCATCCGCCACCGGCTGGAGTGGCGCAGCATCCGCCACCGGCGAGAGGGGCGCAGCATCCGCCACCGGCGAGAGGGGCGCAGCATCCGCCACCGGCTGGAGTGGCGCAGCATCCGCCACCGGCGAGAGGGGCGCAGCATCCGCCACCGGCGAGAGGGGCGCAGCATCCGCCACCGGCTGGAGTGGCGCAGCATCCGCCACCGGCGAGAGGGGCGCAGCATCCGCCACCGGCGAGAGGGGCGCAGCATCCGCCACCGGCTGGAGTGGCGCAGCATCCGCCACCGGCGAGAGGGGCGCAGCATCCGCCACCGGCAAATACTGTGTGGCTATGACAACCGGCTTTTTTGGCCGCGTTATGGGCGATATCGGCAACGCTATTGTCTGCGTAGAGCGTAGGGATAATGGAGAGATCGCCGCCATCCTTTCTGGCATCGTGGATGGTGAAACGCTGAAACCCGGCGTGTGGTACACCGTTAAGAACGGCCAATGGGTGGAGGTACAGAAATGAACCGATTGAAGGAGAGGCGGCTAGAACTGGGGCTGACGCAGGAGGCGGTCAGCGGCATTCTGAAGCTGGCAGACCCACGGATGGACGTGAGCATGGTGAGCCGGTTTGAAAACGGCGTGTGCCTGCCCACGGAGGAAGTCACCGAGGCGCTGGAGGCGGCGCTGTGGGCCAGCAGGGCGTATCTGTTCGGCGAGGACGAGAAAGCGGAGATGCCTATGCGTACGGCGGAGACAGAGCGGATCGCCCGTCTGATCCCCAAGGGGCGCAGGAACGCCATCAGCCGGGAAGACCTGGCGGCGGCGCTGCACACCACCGACCGGAAGATGCGAAAGGCGGTTGCCGAGGCAAAGAAGCAGGGCTTGATGATCTGCAACGATGGGGACGGTTATTACCAGAGCGACGAGTTGAGCGACCTGTGGCGGCAATACAGGCGGGAGACGGCGCGGGCCATGTCCATACTCAAGGCGCGGAAGCCTATGCGGGAAGTGCTGAAAGCGGCTGGGAGGCCGGTATGAGCGTGTTTGACTACAAGGAGCCGCGGGTGGAGCCGAAGCCCTACAAGGTGCCGCGATGCCCGGTGTGCGGCGAGGAAACAGATACTCTGTACAAGAATATTTACGGCGAGACCGTTGGGTGCGATGTATGCATCCGAACGGTGGACGCATGGGAGGGAAAGAAATGAGCTTGAGTTTGTATCACATTGACCAGGCGCTGGAGGCGCTTATCGACCCGGAGACCGGGGAACTGCTGGACTACGATGCTTTTGAGCAGCTGCAGATGGACAGGGAGCACAAGATCGAGAACATGGTGTGCTGGTCCAAGAGCCTGGACGCGGAGGCAAAGGCCATCCGGGACGAGGAAAAGGAGTTGGCGGAGCGCCGCCGCACGATGGAGCGCAAGCGTGACCGGCTGCGGGACTACGTTGACCGGGCGCTGGACGGGCACCCCTTCCAGACGGCAAAGTGTTCCGTTACCTACCGCAAGAGCACGGCGGTAGAGATCACCAACATGGAGGAGCTGGTGCAGTGGTGCATGGACAACGGCTATGACGGCAAGGTGACGTATGCAGCGCCCACGGTGGCCAAGAGCGACATTGCCCCGCTGCTGAAAGCCGGTGTTGCGGTGGACGGTGCGGAGATCGCCGAGCGGATGAACATGGGGGTGAAGTGATGGAGAACCTGGCTATCTATAACGCGGTGCGAAGCGTGCCGGACAGTGCCAAAAGGCAGATCGGCGCTGGCCGGTTGAAGGGCAAGACGGACATCAACCCCATGTGGCGGCTGAAGACCCTGACGGAGCAGTTCGGCCCCTGCGGCATTGGCTGGAAGTACGTCATCACAGACAAGCGGCTGGAACAGGGCGCAAACGGTGAAGTGGCCGCGTTTCTGGACATTGACCTGTTTGTGAAGGTGGACGGCGCATGGTCGGATGCTATTCCCGGCACAGGCGGCAGCGCGTTTGTGGCGAAGGAAAAGAACGGCCCTTATACCTCTGACGAGTGCTTCAAGATGGCACTGACGGATGCTATCTCCGTGGCCTGTAAGGCGTTGGGCTTTGGCGCGGACGTGTACTGGGAGGCGGATAGGAGCAAGTACGACAAGCCTGCACCTGTAACATACCCGCAAGGCAATGTCATCTGCGAGAGCTGCGGTATGCCCATTAAGAGCGTGACGCGCCAGGGCATTAGATATTTCCCGGATGACATCGCTGTCAGGGCGATATACAGATACGGAAAGCGGCTGTGCTGGGAATGCATGAAGTCGGCCAACGCAGCGGAGAAGAACCATGCAGCAGATAACGGTTAATGGCGCACGGTGGCAGCAAGACAGCGAGGGCACATGGCTGGCGCTGCGGGTGAAGTCACAGCAGACCGCGATGGACGTGTGCGACGCACTGAAGCCTGGCAAGGAGTACAACGTGACTATCAAGGGCAAAGGCCGGAGCCTGGATGCCAACGCCTATTGCTGGGTGCTGCTGGACAGACTGGCGGCACACTACGGCATCTCCAAGCAAGAGGTTTACCGGCAGGAGATACGGAACATCGGCGGCGTGAGCGAGGTGCTGTGCCTGCAGGAAAAGGCGGCAGAGCCGTTTTGCAGGGCATGGGAGCGGAACGGGATCGGCTGGATGGCAGAGACGTTCCCCAGCAAGCTGAAGGGCTGCGTGACGGTAACAGTATGGTACGGCAGCAGTACCTACGACACGGAGCAGATGTCGCGCCTGATAGATGCCGTCGTGGAGGATTGTAAGGCGGTAGGTATTGAGACGCTGACGCCAGCAGAGCTGGACGCGCTGGTGAGCCGGTGGGGAGAGGTGAGCGCATGAACAAGCTGCACATACAGCCCTGCTGGACGTGCAAGAAGTGCTACGGAGACTGCAGCTGGTCGAGGAAAGACCCGAAGCCGGTGCCAGGATGGGACGCTACGCCTACGGTGAAGAAAAAAGGAGGCCGCAAGGCGGGTATCGTGCGCAGCTACGCCATTCACAGCTGCCCGGAATACGAGTGGGACGGGACGGAGGAAGCGCATGGAGAGTAAGAGATGCTTTTTGTGCGGGGCGACCGGCGGGGCGGATCCGCTGGATCGCCACCACATATTCCCCGGTACGGCAAACCGGAAGAAAAGTGAGAAGTACGGCCTGGTGGTGTATCTGTGCCATAACCGGTGCCACATCTTCGGCAGGCGTGCCGTACACAACAACGCAACGACTATGAAGCAGCTTCAGCGGTACGGCTAGCTCAAGGCCATGCAGGAACAGGGCTGGACGGAAGAGGACTTCCGCAGAGAATTTGGAAAATCATATTTGTAAGGAGATTTGATATGCTGAACAAGATTTTCATTATGGGTCGGTTGACCCGCGATCCGGAGTTGCGCAGGACACAGAACGGCACCGCCGTTGCCAGCTTTGCCCTGGCGGTAGACCGGGACTTTAAGAACGCAGACGGGACCAAGGACACGGACTTCATCGACATTGTGGCGTGGCGCGGTACGGCAGAGTTTGCTTCCAAGTATTTCACCAAAGGCCGCATGGCGGTTGTGGAGGGCCGGCTGCAGATGCGTGACTGGCAGGACAAGAACGGAAACAACCGCAGAAGCGCCGAGATCGTGGCGGACAATATGTATTTTGGCGACAGCCGGAAGGACATGGACGCGCATGGAACGTTTCCTCGGACGGACGGCAAGAGCCAGTTCGTGGAGATGGACGAGGATGACAGCCTTGATCTGCTGCCGTTTTGAAAGGAGTATGTATGGAAAATTGGAGAGATATCCCCGGATACGAAGGGATTTACCAAGCATCAGATTTGGGGCGCATTCGTAGTGCACCCGGTAAAACTACATCAAACAGCAGATACAGCAAGCGGGTATGGAAATCTCGCATCTTAAAGCCGAAAGCGCAGGTGAATAGTGGCCGCGGGGATTACAGAGTTTCTTTGTGGAAAGATGGTAATCACAAAGACGCGCTTGTTGCAAGATTAGTTGCTATGGCATGGTGCGATGGGTTTTCCGAAGGGTTAACTGTGAACCACAAAGATGGCGATTATAGAAACAATACTCCCGAAAATTTGGAATGGGTTACATTGGCAGAAAATATACGCCACGGTTTTGAAACAGGCCTTTATAAAAACAGCATAAACAGAGTGCTTCTTGTCGCAACGGTGACTGGGAGTATGCGGTTGTTTTCTTCCATGAAAGCAGCATCGCGGTTTTTAGGCCGTTGTGATGGATATATATCGGGTGCTGTAAAAAACGGAGGGCATGTTACAGGTAAAAACGGAGATGCGTATATCGCTATTTTACAGAACTAATGGGGTGCCGTGAATGGGCAAGATGCAGGAGGAGATCAAGGCATTGCGGCGGCAGAACACGCATCTGCAGAACGTGGTACAGCGGCAGCGGCAGCACCTTTCAGAGCTGACCGGTGCCGTGCAGGACTACAGGAAGGCCATCACGGCGCACTATGTGGCCTGTGCCATAACCTTCGGAGAGAAACGGGAGGACTGCGACACGCTGTGGGGCTGGCATCTGGAGGTACCCGCTGACCTTGTGAGTGAGGCGCTGGAGAACTACACAGGCGATGTGTGGTTGGACAAAGAGCGCGGGGTGTACGTTATCGGCGCGATGCCGAAGGAGTGAAGCCTATGGGCAAGTGCTACGTGAAAGCCTACTATGATTGGATAGAGCAGACAGCGGCGTTGACAGATGCAGAGCGAGGCCGTTTGTTTATCGCCATTCTGGAGTACGCAAGAACAGGCATCCCGCCGGAGTTGGATGGTGCGGAAAGCATACTGTTTCCGGTGTTCCGGACGATGCTAGACAGGGACGAGGAGCTTTCCGCTGAACGGTCAAGGAACGGGGCGAAAGGCGGCAAGCAAACGCAAGCAAGTGCAAGCAAAATCAAGCAAACCGAAGCAAACGCAAATGACCCCAAGCCTACTAAGACAAAGAAAGAAGACAAAGACAAAGAAAAAGACAAAGACTTATTCCCACCTGACGGTGGGAGCACGCGCGCGAAGCGCTTTACCCCACCCACACTGGCAGAGGTTCAGTCCTACGTGGCTGAACGCCATTCGGCGGTAGACCCGCAAGGCTTTATCGACTTCTACGAAGCGAAGGGCTGGATGGTTGGCAAGACCCCCATGAAAGACTGGAAAGCGGCTTGCCGAAATGCGGAGAAGTGGGAACGGTGGGGGCATGCCCCTGCTGCACTTGTCGGCAAAACCGACGGTGCACGTGATGCCTGGATGGGCAAGTACATCAAGGGGGCGAAGCCATGAACGCGGGCATCTGGAAGATCGCCACGGCGAAGCTGTGCGGACAGTGCATCCGGGACATGGAGGACGAGTACATCTTCTCCCCCATGTGGCGTCGGACGCTGGGCGGCACGTGCGAACGGTGCGGAGAGATGCGCATCGTCCATGAGGTGCAGTACACGATGAACAAACGAGGGCTGGAGAAAAGAGGAAAACTGAATGGGCCTGATGAGTAACGATCTGGCGCGGCTGTCCCCGGCGGCACAAAAGCAGGTCATGGAGAAGATGCGGAAACCGGCGAAGTACAAGGCGCAGAAGACCAAGCGCGGGAAGCTGACCTTCGACAGCAAGAAGGAGGCGGAGCGCTACGACGCGCTGATGCTGCTGCAAAAGGCCGGGGAGATACGGGGGCTGAAATTGCAGGTGCGATACTGTTTGCAAGAGGCGTACACAACGTTTGAGGGCGACAAGGTGAAAAGTATCGACTACATCGCGGACTTCGTGTACGAGCGCAGAACGGCTCCTGACAGCTACGGCCAGCGGTATTGGTTGCCGGTGGTGGAGGACGTAAAGGGGATGCGTACCCGCGAGTATGGCATGAAAGCAAAGCTGTTCCGCAGTAGGTACGGGTTTGCCATACGGGAGGTGTGACGTGGGCAAGCAGCATTTGAGCAGGGACGACCGCATCTTTATGCGTGGCAAGCTGCAAGGCACACGGGAGAACATGGACATGGTGGCAATGGTGCTGATGGACAAATGCGGCTGGCACGTCTTAGAGGAGACATTGGATAGCCGGGACACGCAGAGCATTGCATACCTGTACGAGTGCCTGGAGAAACTGGCGGAGGAGATCAACGAGGGCCGCATCGAGCGGAAGCACATCAAGGACGTGCTGAAGGACGAGTGCGGCGTGGTGTTTGGAGATTGATATGAAAGTTTTGGAGTTATTTGCAGGGACACGGAGTATTGGCAAAGCGTTTGAAGCGCGTGGGCACGAAGTGTTTTCCATCGAATGGGACAAGCGGTTTGAAAACATCGACTTGTACGCAGATATTATGACTGTTACAGCCGCTGACATTATCCGGGAGTTTGGAAGACCGGACGTGATATGGGCCAGTCCGGATTGCACAACGTTTTCCATCGCGGCGATAAGCCACCACCGGCGCAAAAATGAAGAAACAGGGAACCTTGACCCTGTAAGCGATTATGCGAAGTTCTGCGACAAGGTAGACCAGCACGTTCTTCGGTTGATCTTGGCGTTGTCACCCGTGTATTGGTTTATCGAGAACCCGAGGGGCGGCATGCGGAAGATGACGTGGATGCAGGGCTTGCCGCGGTATACGGTCACGTACTGCCAGTACGGAGATACGCGAATGAAGCCGACGGACATCTGGACAAATCACCCAGATCCGGGGTTTAAGCCGCCATGTCACAACGGGGACCCGTGTCATGTGGCTGCGCCGAGAGGGGCAAAGACAGGGACGCAGGGGTTAAAGGGAAGTATGGAACGATCTATTATCCCCAAAGAATTGTGCGAACACATCGTGGACATTTGCGAAGGTGGCATGATGACGTGCGAGCTGGGATAAGGAGGAACGACATGACAAGAGATGAGATCGTGACTGCGCTGCGGTGCTGCACAGCAATATATGCGATGTGCAACGATTGTCCGTGCCATCACAAGAATGGGTGTGAGGATTTGGCAAAAAGCGCCGCCGCTGATCTGATCGAGAACCAGCAGCGGCACATCGAGGCACTGATGAAAGCCAACGACAGCCTGAAGGACGCCATTGCACGGCGGGATAAGCAGATAGAGGACATGAAGCAGGGCATGGCACAGCTGGCAAAGGCTGTGGCGGTGAAGGAGGAGGCGGAGTGATGGAACGACTGACAGAGCGACTTAGAACTGGTGAGGTTCTTATGGCGTCAGATTACGAGGAGAAATACACGGAACAAGAGTGGATCTGTGTGCTGCAAGACCGCCTTGCCGCCTACGAGGACACGGGGCTGACGCCGGGAGACATCAAGGAATTGCTTGACATGGCTGTGTCGAAAACAGACAAGGTTTTGCGGCTTAAAGAAGAATTGCACACCATGAAAAACGAGCTATGCCAATACTGCGGGAAGTACAAACAAGCACACGAGGGTGCCTGTGACGGGTGTAAATGGAGGGATATGTGATGAACAACAATTCTAACGCACTGGGCGGTCTTGGTGGAACGCTGCTGCAAATCGCATTTATTGTACTGAAGCTATGCGGTGTTATCAACTGGTCGTGGCTGTGGGTGCTGTCACCCATGTGGATCGGATTTGCGCTGTGGCTGCTGGCTGTGGTGATTTTTTCCATCGTAAAAGCGAAGGAATGGAGGGATGATGAATGAGCCGTTTTACTGAAACTGCTGTGGGAAGCACGGGATATGTGGCCACGCAGGGTTATGCACCGCCGAAGGGGAACACGGTGGAGACCAGCGGATATAGCTCCGCAGACATTTGCGGATACCGCCTGCCATGTGGACTGTGCCTGATGATGGAAAAGCCGTGCCCCATGCAGCGGGTGACACACAACGAAGTGACGTGCTCAAACACGGAGGAAGAGTAAATGGATGCTGTGAAGTTTGTGAAGGAGTATCTGCGTATATGTACAAAGGTTGATGAGTGCGAGGATTGCCCTGTATACAAGACTGACTTTTGTACTGTACCTGCTAAGGAGCGTTCACAGGAGAGCGCGGAGGAGATTGTCGAGCTGGTCGAGGAATGGTCCGCCGCACACCCGCGCAAGACGCGGCAGAGTATGTTTTTGGAGCAGTGGCCAAATGCGCGCCCTGCGGATGATGGGGTGTTGACTTTTTGCCCAAAAAGGTTTGACTTTCACATTTCATGTTTAGCAGAATGCCATTCGTTGAAAAAGTGCAGTGATTGTCGCCGCGAGTTCTGGATGCAGGAGGTGGAATGATGGCCGAACTAAATCCTTGCCCATTCTGCGGGTACAAGGGCATTATGCAGAGAAACGGCCACTGCTTTCGGGTATACTGCCCAAATAAAGACTGCCCAATCGAACCGAAAACACATTGGTTTCTTAATCATCTATTAGCAATCGAAGCATGGAACAGGAGGGCTGACAATGGCGACAAAGAGAGTGTGTGACCACTGTGGTGCGGAAATTAGCCCGTTCAACTCCGTCACCTAGGCCGGTATGCGGCGGATTAAGAACGACATAAACGACAATGACTACGAGCTGTGTGTTTCGTGCGCTAACAAACTGCGGAAGTGGTTTAATGGGGAGGAGAAGGAGAAAAATGTAATGGATGCTGTGAAGTTTCTTAACAGTCGTCATAGACCGTGCGATAGTTATCCCGGATGTAACGGGTGTGAGTGGAAAGGCAAACCGTGTCCGGGATATGTGACCTACGCACCATTTCCTGCTACACAGTATGAGAGAGTTAAACCTAAGAAAAATGTGGTGAAAAAGGAGGGTGCGGACAATGGCTGAATACATTAACCGTGAATTATTGAAAAAACGTTTCTTGAAACGTTTAGATTGGCTTAAAAAGGATATTCATGACGAATATTCTGGCGCATTATATGACTGCTGTGAAGTTGATGCAGGCTTAATTGATGAAATCCCCGCCGCTGATGTCGCCCCTGTGGTGCGGTGCAAGGACTGCAAGGACTACGACATGGGTGTCTGCCTGAAAATTTACTCGGACGGCAACGTACATCCAGAGGCGTGGCAAAGCCGCAAGCCGGACGACTTCTGCTCCTACGGCGAACGAAAGGACGGGGCGGATGCAAAAGGGTGACACGATCAAGGCGCGGTTTATGACGCTGCCGAGCGAGTACCCCGGCTCCGGCGCCAACGATGAAATGCGATTTCCTGTCCGCAAGGGCACTGTGGTGTATGTGCATCCGAAGGGGCGGTACATCGTGGCGGAGTGCGGCGGGGTGCGGGAGACATTCTTCCCGGAGGAGGTGTTAGGGTGAAAGAGCAGACGGTTGAATACTTGAGGCTATACTTTGAGTGCGGCTGGCGCATGAGCGCGATTGCACGGCATTTTGGTGTAAGCACATCCACTGTATCTCGCTGTATATCCAGAGCAGAACGGCGCGAGTGCCCCTTTGCTAAAAACTGCCGGCACTGCCCGCTGAAAGAATGTGCGATAAAAGAAGAGTATGCGCCGTATGTAAACGCAGAAATTAGGTGATGTTGCACAACGAAATGCAACAACAAAAAAAGATGTGATAACGTGGGGGTGCAGGGGCGAACTCTGCATCTCCATCTTTTTTCTTTTCCCCCTTCTTTTCCTGATGGGCGGGGCTTCGGCTCCGCCCGGATGGAGCAATATGCAGGCAGAAGCTGGGTGGATACAGCTCCGATATGAAGAATTTTCGGGTTCGCAAGTTCAAATCTTGTTGTCTGCACCATAGGCGTGACCCCTTGCCTCGCAGCCGCACGGAGCGTAAGCCTGCGGAAGTGGTCTTTCCTGTGCGCTGTACGAAAGCGGCAGGACGAATAATAATTATTTGGCTGGCTCCGGCTGTGAATGAAGAAACGGATGCGACCGACGTACCGGCGCAGGGCTGAAAAGTTCCGTGGTTGGTTTGGGTGCCGGCGTGTTTGAGAGAAATCCGAGGCGTGGATGTGGTGTGGTGGCGGTTGTCTTAGGACAAAGCCGCTGTGTAGGACAGTATTGATGCGTGGTGGTACCCGACTAATTGTGTAAAACAACAGGCGATGCGCTGGCAGACCGCTGTATGGGATGCGTCCCAAATAGTCTGCTTACTGCAAAGGATTTCGCCGTGGTGGATGCTATGTATGCTTGCGGGGCACATAGCTCACAGCGGGAACATATTAGGTGAGGCGAAAGCCGGGTACAGACGTGCCAATGACAAAGGCCAGTGGTGGGAGGCTGGTGCGTCAGGCAAAGCGAGGTGGTGACAGTGGCTGCAAGGTTGACAGACCGGCAGAAAAAGAAAATACTGGCGGACTATGTGCAGACCAGCAACTATTGCGCCACAGCCAAACTCAATGGGGTTTCCGCAAACACTGTCAAAAAAATAGTGCAGACAAATGCGGATATTGCGGAAAAACTCATTAGGAAAAAAGAGGAGAACACCGCCGACGTTTTGACGTACATGGAGAGCCAGCGTGACATGGTGTGCCAGATCATAGGTAAGGGGCTGGCAGTGCTGAACGATCCGGCGAAGTTGGCAGAGGCAACGCCCAGCCAGATCACGACTGCTATTGGGACATTGATAGACAAGTGGACGCTGCTACAAGAAAAGACCGCTAATGATGACAGCGAGAGGGTTCGGGTGATAATTGATGTCTGACATCCGTTTGTCTGAAAAAATTGGCTCTGCGTTCTACGACGTGGCTCATGACGTGTTCCACCACGGCCACACGCACTACGATTTCAGCGGTGGGCGCGGCTCACTGAAGTCCTCCACGGTGTCTGTACTCGTGCCACTGCTGCTGATAAACAATCCGGGTACACACGCGCTGGTGCTGCGTAAGGTGGCAAATACCATCCGTGACAGCGTGTACGCGCAGTATATCTGGGCAATCGGTGAGCTGGGTATGGCGGCGTATTGGGAAGCAAAGGTTTCACCAATGGAGCTGATCTACAAGCCTACCGGGCAGAAGATCATGTTCCGGGGTGCTGACGATCCCATGAAGATCAAGTCCATCAAGGTTCCATTTGGCTACATTGCCGTGACGCACTTTGAAGAAAAAGACCAGTTTGCCGGTCGTGCCGAGATACGAACGATTTTACAATCCACAATGCGCGGCGGCTCGAAGTATTGGAACTTTGAAAGCTATAACCCGCCGATAAGCCGCGATAACTGGGCGAACAAGGACAGCCTGGAAGAACGCACAGACAGGCTGTGCCACAAGTCAACGTACTTGCAAGCCCCGCCGGAGTGGCTGGGTAAGCAGTTTCTGGCAGAGGCGGAACATCTCAAGGCCACGGACGAGAGAGCGTACCAGCACGAGTATTTAGGTATTCCTGTGGGTACGGGCGGCAATGTGTTTGACAACCTGGAGCTGCGGGAGATCACCGACGAGGAAATGTCGCACTTCGACCACATCTACCAAGGCGTGGACTACGGATGGTTCCCTGACCCCTTTGCTTTTATCCGTTTGCACTACGACCGTGCGAGGGAAACCATTTACCTGATGGACGAGATATATCAAAACAAGCTCACGAACGAGGCAAGCGGCAACATCATCATCCAGCGTGGGTACAAAGACGCTTACATCACTTGCGACAGCGCAGAGCCTAAAAGCGTAGCAGACTATCGCGCTATGGGGCTTCCGGCAAAAGCGGCGGTCAAAGGCCCTGGCTCTGTTGACTACGGCATGAAGTGGCTACAACGGCGCAAGATCGTCATTGACCGAAAACGCACACCAAACGCATACAACGAGTTCGTAAATTACGAATACGACCGAAACAAAGACGGAGATATTATCAGCGGCTACCCGGATGAGAATAACCATTTGATAGATGCTACCCGGTACGCCGTTGAGCGCATTTCCCGTCGGATGGGAGTTATTGCATGAGTAACGCGGTTATCATCAAACTAAATGAACTGGGCTATACCACCATCCCGGACAGCTTCTACAGCAAAGTGTACGAGTGGAAAAGCTGGTATCAGGGCGACGTAAAAGGCTTCCACAACTACACTGTGCAGAATGGTGAGCGACAGGTGAAGTGTAGGCGCTACTCCCTTGGCATGGGGAAAAAGCTGTGCGAGGATTGGGCTAATCTCTTGATGAACGAGAAAGTCCAAATCACGCTTGAGGGGCAGAAAGAGCAGGACTTTATTGACCTGGTGCTGACGGAAAACAACTTCACCGTCAAGGCGAACGAGATGCAAGAGATGAAGTCCGCACTGGGCACTGTGGCCTATGTTCCCCGCGTCATTGGGCAGGAGATCAGCGAAAGCGGGGATATTGTACCAGGCAACGCATCAGGTATTGTGCTGGACTATGTGACCATCGAGAACATTTACCCGCTGTCCTGGCAGAATGGATATATCAGCGAGTGCGTGTTTTCTTCCGAAGTCACGCGGGGCGGTAAAGATTATCTGTACTTGCAGATACACCGGCGTGAGGACACCGGCAACTATGTCATTGAGAACCGCATCTATCGGTATGACAATGAGCAGCTGGCTGATGAACAGCTTGTTAATGTCAAGGGATTTGAAAATATCCCGCCTGTGGTGCACACAGGTAGCGACAAGCGGCAGTTTGTCATTGACCGGCCTAACATCGCAAACAACGTCAACTATCTGCTTCCGACCGGTATTGCAATCTACGCCAATGCTATTGATGTATTGCAGGGCGTGGATATTGCCTACGACAGCTACGTTAACGAGTTCAAGCTTGGCAAAAAGCGCATCATGGTCAAGCCGTCTGCGGCGCAGTATCTTGACGGCACCCCTGCTTTTGACCCTGACGATGTGGTGTTTTACGTCATGCCGGAGGATACAGAAGACGGCGCAGTTGTAACACCAATTGACATGACGCTGCGGACGGCGGAGCACAACACCGGAATTCAGGATCAGCTCAATATCCTTTCCAGCAAGTGCGGCTTCGGTGAAACCTATTACCGCTTTGACGGTGGCAGCGTAGCAACTGCCACACAGGTCATCAGCGAAAACTCTACCATGTTCCGCACAATCAAAAAGATGGAGATCGTTCTGGAACAAGCACTGGTGGAGCTGTGTCGCATCCTGCTTCGGATGGGCAACACGGCCATGAATGCTGGGCTAAATGAGGACGTGGAGATTTCCATCGACTTCGATGACAGCATCATTGAGGACAAGCAAACCGACTTTTCCCGTGATATGCAGCTTCTCAACGCAGGTATCATGAACGATTGGGAGTTTCGCATGCGGTGGATGAACGAGGACGAGGCGACCGCGAAGGCGGCGCTGCCGAAGATGCAGGACATGACGGATGAGCCAAACACGGAAACAGAGTAAAAGGTGGATTACATAAGAATGGTAAAATCTTTTTTGTCGAGCCTGAACTGTTGCACAAGATATGTCACAATCACCAAAATGCTTTTAATTGTGCCGGAATGTGATTATTTTACATTTAATACGGCATGTGAATTTCGCGAGGAATATTCTTTTGGCATTCACATGCGAAAAATATCGAATTTGTCTGTACTTTGCGACAATCCACCTATTTGGCCGAATGGCTTTTTTGTTGGATTTCTGAACGGACACATGCTCGATTTTTATGCGGTCGGCAAAGGGAGAATTATTGCAAAATCTAATGTAAACATAGAAGATATTTTTGACATTGGGGAGGTGGAGTAATGGGCTATGGAGAAAACCCCGGTACTTTTTGGGTAAACATTGGCACAGATGAAAACCCTAATTGGGTAGTTTTGGGACATTTAAGATGAGCAAGTACCCATTCACCCCCGAACTGCTGGATGCCATGCCGGAAGAGCTGGCGGAGCTGTACCGTGGACTTGAGGACACGCTGCTGATTGAGATATGCTCCCGGATGAAACTGCGGGACGAGCTGAACGAGGTCACGGTGCAGGACATCAAGGCGCTGCGGTCACACGGCATCGACCTAAAAGAGATTGAGAACGCCATACGCAAGGCCACCGGCATCAGCGAGAAAAAGCTGAACGAGCTGATAGACGATGTGGTGGAGCGCAACCAAAACTATTACACCGAGGTCATAGACCTTGCCCGTGTAACACAGCCTGACGTGCTGGTGGATGCAACCACCATTGACGCCATCAAACGGCAAACGCGGGACGTGTTTCGAAACATCACCGCTTCGATGGGGTTTTTGGTAGACGCAGGGCGGACGATGCTGCCCCCCGCAAAGGCGTACCAGCACGCCTTAGATGCCGCTACGTTGAAAGTAGAAAGCGGGGCCATCTCTTATGGGCAAGCCATCAAAGACGCGGTTAGGGAGCTTGCAAGCGGCGGCCTGCGGGTGGTGGACTATGAGGGTGGACACCGCGACCATGTGGATGTAGCTGCCCGCCGTGCAGTAATGACAGGCGTATCGCAGTTGTGCAGTAAGTACACGGAGCAAGCGGCAGAATACCTGGAAACGCCGTATTATGAAGTGTCTGCCCACGCCGGGGCGCGTGATGTACCGGGGCGGTCGCCGTGGGCATCGCACAAGGAGTGGCAAGGCAAAGTGTATTCCACCCGCAGCGGCGACATCTACCCGAATATCTACGAGGTGTGCGGGCTGGGGGCTGTGGATGGGCTGGAAGGAGTCAACTGCCGTCACCGCCGCAACGTTTGGGTTGAGGGCGTAAGCGAGCGCACTTACACAGACGAACAGCTTGCCCACATTGACGATGGTCTGGGCTGTACGTTTGATGGCAAGACCTATACGGCATACGAGGCCACGCAGGAGCAGCGAAAAGTGGAGCGCACCATACGCAAGCTCAAGCGTGAAAAAACAGCGTACAACGCCGCAGGGCTGACAGACGAGGAACAAGCAGTGAATATCAAACTACGACGCCTGAACGCAAAGTACAAGGCGTTCAGCAAGGCGGCGGGGCTGCCGGAGCAGCGGGAAAGGATAAAGGTGCTGTATTGATCGACAACGAAGTCATACAGGCTATCGAAGCCATCTTGAAGCGCGGCAACAACGCAGAAGTGCGGCGAAAGGGTGACGGCGTTATCGTGCTGGAAGTCCAAAAGAAAATCAAATATCAATCCCCGGTGTAATCGGGCACCGGGAAGGGCAATAGGAGCCAGCTGCTGACAGTTTATCAGTGGTTGGCTTTTGTTTTTCAGTAAAAACCGCTGATGCGGATTTTATACAAAAATTGGCTATCTGCAAGCCTAAAAGTGCAGGCGTGGCGGTCACGGCAACGACCTAAAAAGCCTATCACGTAAGGAGTTGAACATGAAGAAAGAAGAGCTGTTGAACATCGGCCTGACGGAAGAGCAGGCGGACAAGGTGTTTGCCATGAACGGCAAGGACATCGAAAAGCACAAGAAAGCCGCAGAGGACGCAAAGGCGGACAAGGAAGCCCTGGAGCAGCAGGTCGCAGACCGGGATAAGGACATCGCGGAGCTGAAAAAGACCAGCGGTGACGCTGCCAAAATCCAAGAAAAGCTGGATGAGCTGCAAGGCAAGTACGACAAGGAAACCGAAGCGTACAAAGCACAGCTTGCACAGCGGGATTATCAGACCGCCATTGACAAGGCGATTGCCGACAGCGGCGTGAAATTTTCCTCCAAGTCTGCGGAAAAGGCTTTCCGCGCGGGCATCGGAGACAGCAAGCTCGAAATGAAGGACGGCGCTTTGGACGGGTTTGACAAGTACCTGGAAAAGGCAAAGTCCGATGATCCCAGCGCATTTGTAAAGGCTGGCGCTCGTGTTGACACGCAGGGTTCGCTTGAGGGCGGCACTCGTGAAACAAAACCCACGTCTTTGCTGGGTGCGCTCCACGAAAAATACGACAAGTAAAGGAGACAATGACACATGGCTATTACTCTTGCTGAAGCTAAGGTCGGCATGGCCGACAAGGTCGACCAGATGATCGTCGACGAATTTCGCCGCAGTTCTCTGCTGCTGGACAGACTGGTGTTTGATAACGCCATCTCTCCGGGCACTGGTGGTTCCACCCTGACCTACGGTTACATTCAGCTGAACACCCCCTCCACCGCCGCTGTTCGTGCGATCAACAGCGAGTACACCGCCAACGAGGCAAAGCGCGTTGAGAAGACCGCAAAGGCCATCATCATGGGCGGTTCCTTCTCCGTTGACCGTGTGCTGCAGAACACCTCCGGCGCTGTGGATGAGCTGGCGTTCCAGGCGCAGCAGAAGATCAAAGCGACCAGCAACTACTTCCATAACCTGGTCATCAACGGCACCTCCGCCGCTACCGGCGCTGGTTATGTGACCGGCACCTTTGACGGTCTGAAGAAGCTGCTGTCCGGCACTTCTACGGAACTGTCCTCCGGCATCAACCTGTCCACCTCTGCTCTGCTGGATAGCAACGCCAACGCGTTCATTGACCAGCTGGATCAGCTGGTGCACACCATCGACGGTGACACCACCATGCTGATGATGAACAGCGATATGCTGATGAAGGTTCGGTCCTGCGCACGCCGTGCCGGTTACTACGAGCGTACAAAGAACGACTTTGGCCAGGTGGTGGAGACCTTTGCCGGTATCCCCCTGATGGACATGGGTAAGTACTACAACGGCACTTCCTCTGTGGACGTTATCGGCACTTCTGCCGCTACCGCTGCCGCCGACGGCACCACCAGCATCTACGCGGTGAGTATCGGTCTGGACGGCTTCCACGGCATTTCCCCCACCGGCAACAGCGTCATTTCCAGCTATATGCCTGACATGAACGCCCCCGGTGCCGTAAAGACCGGCGAGGTCGAGCTGGTGGCAGGCGTGGTACTGAAGAACACCCTCAAGGCCGCTGTGCTGGATAATATCATCCTGTCCCCCAAGACCGGTAGCTGATTTGAAAGGAGCTGGCTCACATGACATACGCTGATTACGACTATTACTCCGGCACCTATATGGGCACCGTGAGCGAGGAGGATTTTCCGCGTCTGGCTGTACGAGCCAGCTCCTTCCTCGATTACTACACGCAGAACCGGGCAAAAGATAACGCCGATATGGACGCTGTAAAAATGTGCTGCTGTGCACTTGTGGACAAGTATCAGCTGATCGAAGCCGCGCAGCAGCTTGCCGCAACCAAACTGACGAACGCGGCGACCGGCGATGACGTGAAAAGCGAAACGGTAGGTGGGTATTCCCGGACGCTGGCCAGCGGCGGGGAAGCTGCCGCGTCCGCACTAAGCGCAACAGACGGTGCGAAGAAACTTTTGGCGGCGACCTGTAACGAGTATCTGGCGCATACCGGGCTTTTGTATCGGGGAGGGGGGTGCTGTGGTTGTACGCGCCCCACACTATAACGGTCTACAACGCCGTGCAGGAGACTGACCCGGCGACCTTTGAGGAAACTACAAAGCTGTATGTGACCATCCTGCGCGGCGTTATGCTGCAAGCCAGCAAGGCGGTCAACGTGCGTGAAAGCGGACTTGAGAGCGCGGACGCGGTAAACCTGTACATTCCGTTTTCCGCGGAAGCGGTGGACGGCACGACAGGCAAGGCCAAAACTTACGCGCCCCCACAGGCGTTTCTTACGGCGGCGGACAGGTCCGGGCTGTGGACGCTGTCGGTCAACGGAAACGGCGGCCTGACGTTCTTTGTAAAAGGCGAGTTTGTCACAGACAAAGAGGACGTGGCTATGGCACAGGACGGCTGCTACAACGTGACCAAAGTGGACGCGAAAGATTTTGGCAGCGCGGATATGCAGCATTGGGAAGTCGGAGGGGCATAAAATGTCGCTCAAGTTCTCTGTTGACGTGTCCGGCATAAACGAGGTAAAGCGGCAGCTTGCAAGGGCCTGTGGCCGCGCTGAAAGCGTTTTAGCGCAACAGGTGATGAAAGATACCACCCCCTTTGTGCCTGCGCTTACAGGCTCTCTGACGCAGAGAACGCGGGTGGTCGGTAACGAGGTCATTTATCCCGGCCCATACGCCCGGTTCCTGTACTACGGTAAGGTGATGGTAGACCCGGCGACCGGCAGCACATACGCCCCAAAGGGCGGGCACAAGGTGGTCACAGACCGAAATCTTGTATTTAACACAACAATGCATCCGCAGGCACAGGCGCACTGGTTTGACGCTTCCAAAGCGCAGAACATGGAGAAGTGGGTGCGGGTGGCAGATAAGGCGGTGAAGAAATTTGGAAAAGATTAAAAAGGCCGTGTCAGCGGCGGAAGAGGATCAGGTATCGCGCAAGCTGCTTGTGTGGCTGAACACATACCCGGAGCTGCCAGTTGACCTTATCCGATTTGAGTTTCTTCCCGCCGACACTTCCGCTATGGCGATGTCGACCATTCAAGCGGCTTACATCGTGCGGAAGTATATCACCGGCGGTTATGTGGCGGAGTACCAGTTCAAGATTATCTACCGCGTGAAGCCGGGAAACAGCAACGACAAACGGCTCAAGGCTGACGAGATGTTAAACGCTATCGGTGATTGGGCGAACGGTCAGAAGCCCGACATTGGCGATGACAAGCGCGTTATCAGCATGGAGCCGACTACGCGATCTTCCCTGTTTGCAATGTATGAAAATGGGGACGAAGATCACCAAATCCTTATGAAACTGAATTACGAGGTGAATGTATAATGGCAGATTTGACTTTTGCGACTCCCGAAGGCCAGACCATTGACCGCGAACTGCTCATTGCGTACCTGAACACCGGCACCGCATCCGCCCCTGTGTGGAGCGCTATCGGTAAGCGCGTCGAGGACAGCAACGAGGAAATGGACTGGAGCACCGACACCAAGCAGGACATTTTGGGCCACACCTTTACGACTATGAAAAAGCCCACCATCACGCAGACCTTTGACCCTATTCCTTTGGACGCGGGCGACGCTGCGGCGGTGAAGATGTGGAACCTGGCCGTCAAAGACCAAGATGCCCAGGCGCTGGCAAATCAGGACATGATGATCGGTCACTTCTACGCCACCAGCGGCGAGGCGATGTTTGCGGAGCGCTACGACGCTTGCGCTATTGCCATCACCGGCATCGGCGGCGAGGGCGGCGGCACCCTGAATATCACCAGCGAAATCACCTACGGCGGCACCCGCACTGTGGGCACTGTGAAGAAAGGTAGCAGCGGCGCTATTGAGTTTACTGCGGCCTAAATAACAGAGAGGGCGGGGGACATTCCCCGCCCTCACATGGAGGATAAAAATGGCAGACACTATTATCATCAATTCTGGCGTCGTAAAAAAAGTATTTGAAACAACCGATGGCAAGACGTGTGAGTTTTCTTTTAACCCCACGGACAGCGGGTTTGTGGAAAAGCTTTTTAACGCTTTTGATACGCTGGACAAAAAGCAGGAAACTTACAAAGCGGAAGTAGAAAAGACGGCCAATAAACGCGACATTTTTGATACAGCACGCAAGATGGATGACGAAATGCGCGAGATCATCAATGAAGTATTCCACGTTGACATTTGCAGCGCTTTGTTTGGCGAAATGAACCTATACGCGCTGGCGGACGGTCTGCCTGTGTGGGCTAACCTGATGCTTGCCGTAATGGACGAAGTAGACACTACTTTCTCCCGCGAACAGAAAGCTACCAATCCGCGCATCAGTAAGTACACAAAGAAGTACCACAAATGAGATATGATTTGCCGGTGTCCGTGGAAGTCAACGGAACGGAATATGAAATACGGAGCGATTACCGAGATATTCTGACCATCATAGAAGCCATTTCTGACAAAGATTTTACGGAAGCCGACAAGGCAGAAGCGATGTTGGATATTTTTTACCCAGACTTTGATAACATGCCGGAGCGAGACTATGAGGAAGCTATCCAGAAATGCATTTGGTTTATAAATTGCGGGGAGCCCTACAAAGAAGAAAAGCGAACCGTAAAGCTTATGGATTGGCAGCAGGATTTCCCATTGATTGTAGCTCCTGTAAACAAAGTGCTGGGGGAAGAAGTCCGCGCGATGCGCTATCTTCATTGGTGGACGTGGAACACGGCGTACACGGAAATTGGCGATTGTATGTTTGCACAAGTGGTCAATATACGGCGAAAGAAGTCAAAGGGTGAAAAGCTGGATAAATCAGAGCAGGAGTTTTATAGAAAAAACCGGCATTTGATAGATTTCCAGAAGCAATATACGGAGCAAGACGAGGCGGTCATCAGTAGATGGATATAAAAACCGCCCTCTACAGAGGGCGGTAAAGGTCAAGCCATATTCGCCAGTTTTGCCATCTTTTGCACGACGTCACGATCCCACAGCAAAATGCCGGTTGCTTCAGCAGCGTCTTTTGCCCCTTGCGTAAAGTAACGGTTTGTCATAACAACGCCAACTTGACAGCGGTAAATGGTCTTTCCAGTGTTGACTTCTTGTACCGGCTTGTTACCCAAATCGGAAGTATAGCACTTGCACTGGATGGCATATTTGACCCCATCTTTTTCCGCAAGAACGTCAACGCCCTGGTCGCCGCTGCCGCGTGTTACCTCTACGTTACAAAATCCGATTTTGCGGAGGACATCCGCACACCAGTATTCAAAGCGATGACCGTCCATAAAATCAATGTTGTCCCACAACGATAAATGGGCAGAAGTTTCTTCCGGGTGCTGGTTAATGCCAAGATGCTTTTCTATATCAGAAATAGCTTTATCTGCCACATCGGCGGTGCCGGGAGAAAAACGCGAACGAACAAACCCAATATCATCGCAAAATTCAGTAAGGGCTTTTTCTTGAAATTCGCGGCTGTTTTTATACTTTCCGTCTATTTCAGACAAAGTTTCCTCTTTGATTCGAACTATGGCATCACACAAATGGAGTTGGTATTCGTCGCGTAAAGTTTTAAGCCTATACGTTGGGTCAAAGTTAAAATTGGCTTTAACCAAAGAAACCATTTTGACCAAATCGGCAATTGCTTGGTCGTACCAATGTACAAATAAATTGAGCGAAGGGGCATCTTCGCAAAAAGAAAGAGTAGTGCGCATGTCAGAAACCAACTTGTCCGCGAGTTGCTGTTGTTTTGCGGCAGAAGCGGGCGGTACAAATTCTTTTGTTCGCTCTGCTGTATCAGTGAGGTTAAGAGCGGTTGGTTTCTTTTCAGGCAGCTTTGCTTTTATCTTATCTTTGTTGACAACAAGAATAGCAATAATGACAGGGATAATAAAAACGGCTGCAGTAAATCCGCCACCAAGAATTTTATCCCCCTCTGGCGAAGTAGGAGCAAGAATTACTCCCAAGATAAGAACTACACAGGTAGCGGCAACCCATGTACCGATAAATATTGCTATGCGTTTAATCTTTTCCATAGCTGTCCCTCCTTTACCGCAACCATAACACATTTTATGCGAAATGTCCATTCGCAATTTGAAAGTAGGTGGTGCAAATGGCAAACGCAGACGGCTCCGTTATTATCAAGGCCGACATCGACGATAAACAGGCACAGAAAGAACTTAATGCGTTGACCAAAAAAATCGACGCATTACAGGAAAAGCTTAATAGCAAAAAAAGCAACCGGGATTTTCTTGCAAACAGAGCCGCAGATTTGGCGGACAGTTTGGAAAAAGAACAAGAAAAGCTTGCGCACATGAAAAGCGGGGATGAATTTTTTACAAGCTTTCACATCGAAAGGCAAACTGAGCTTGTTAAAAGTCTTCGCGGAGAATGGAAAGACGTAAACAAAAAATTGGACACGCAGAACGACAGAATTGCGGAAGCTGAGCGTGCAATAGACCGTGAAAAAGAAAAAGCCGGGCAATTGGCAACGCAAATAGCAGCGGCAAAAGAAAAAACTACCGGGTTTTCTGCCGCTGCGGAAGAAGCAGACAAGAGGCTAAAAAAGTTTTCTGATAGAGTAAAAACGCTTGCTCGTCGCGTGCTGGTGTTTTCACTTATCACGCGGGCGCTGCGGTCTTTGAAAGACTACATGTGGGAGGCCATACAAACCAACGATGAAGCTATGGCGGCGGTTGGCAGACTAAAAGGAGCTTTACGCACTCTTGCGCAACCAATACTGAATGCGCTTATCCCCGCGTTTATTGTTCTTGTCAACGTTATTACACAGGTAGTAAATGCTCTGTCCAAACTGGTAGCTATGATTTTTGGGACAACGGCGGATGAAGCGGCCAGAGCTGCTGAAAATCTATATAACCAGCAAAAAGCACTTAGCGGCGTTGGCGGGGCGGCAAAAAAAGCGAGTAAGTCTTTGGCAAGCTTTGATGAGATCAACAAACTTTCCGGGGATACTTCCAGCGGCGGAGGCGGCGCGGGTGCGCCAAACTTTGTATCTTCCATGAAAGACCAAATCAGCGCGGTCACATCCCTGTTTGTGGGCGCTGGCTTGCTGGCTTTGGGCGCTATACTTACATTCTCCGGAATAAATATACCGCTGGGCATCGCACTTATGGCAATTGGCGCGCTGACGATTTACAGCGCAGTAAGCGAAAACTGGGGCGCAATAAAAGAAGCGCTACAGGGTGAACTTGCCGGTATCGTTGCAATTGTAAGCGTTGCTTTGCTGGCATTAGGCGCGATATTTGTGTTCGGAGGCGTAAATGTTCCTCTTGGCCTTGGCCTTCTTGTACTCGGAGCGGTTGGTCTTGCGGCGACTATAGCCGCAAATTGGGGCGTGATAAAGGAAGCATTGCAAGGAGAAGTTGGACAAATCGTTGCAGTTGTAAGCACGGCATTGTTGGCACTTGGCGTGATCCTTTTGTTTACTGGCGCGGGGATTGCGCTTGGTCTTGGGCTTATTCTTGCGGGAGCAGCAGGACTTGCGGCGGCCATTGTCCCAAATTGGGAAAGTATTGTAGAAGCGCTACAAGGGCCGCTTGGGGAGGTTATCGGTAAGATCAGCGCAGCACTGCTTGTTCTCGGTGTTGTCCTTTTGTTTACCGGAGCCGGTGTGCCTCTTGGTCTTGGCCTGATTGCAGTTGGCGCAGTTGGCCTTGCTGCGGCAATTGCGCCAAACTGGAATTTCCTGCTTGACAAACTCAAGGGCGTTTGGGAAGACATCAAAGCGTGGTTTAATAATACCGTGATCGGTGGGCTGCTGAAAGCAAAAGAAAAGATTGCGGAATGGGGACACAATGTAATCGGAAAAGTTAAAGATGTGTTGGGTATTCATTCCCCCTCGACGGAAACAACGCAGATGGGCGACTATATGATGCAGGGCCTCGCAAATGGTATCAATGAAAATCAGGAGCTTGTGTTGGAACAATTCCAACTTGTACTCGATAACATTGACGCAGAATTTCTGGTATGGGAAGAAAACTTTATGACAGGGTTTTCTAAGTTTAGCGCAGAGTTTAACAAAGCATGGCTGGCGCACTGGAGCCTAACAAACAGGAATTTTGTAATCCAGTGGAATTACATTATTGGGTCGTTCCAGCGCGGCATCAACAACGTCATTGATGGGTTAAATAGGCTTGTTTCGGCAGCAAATAGTTTGTCTGATCTGACAGGTAAGCATTATGGCAGCGTGTCACGCGTAAATATTGCGAAGTTGCCTATTCCAAAACTTGCTACCGGCGCGGTCATTCCCCCGAACCGGGAATTTATGGCAGTGCTGGGCGATCAGAAATCCGGGACGAACATTGAGACACCGCTGGCTACGATGGTGCAGGCCTTCAAACAGGCTCTTGCGGAAAGCGGCTACGGCGGCAGCAACGAGGCCGTGTTGGTGCTGGACAAGGACGTGCTGGGCAAGGTCGTATACCGTCTGAACAAGGCGGAGGGTACGCGCATCGGCGTAAATCTGTCGGAGGTGCAGGGATGAACTACATCAAACTGAACGGCATTTCCTTTGACGCCGATGTGGCCATTTCAAAGTACAACCGAAACTTTAACGTGTTGGACGGCGAAAACGCAGGGCGCGTAATGACGGGCCGCATGGTGCGTGACATCATCGGGACATACCTTGGCCACAAGCTGACGGTTTTTCGGCGCGGTGACAACTACAAGGGACTTGACGATTTCTGGGACTACCTGTACAAACACAGCGTGGATGACTACGTTATGCTGGAAGCGGCAGACGGCCAGACCACCATTGCTTATGAAGCGTATTACACCAGCGCGTCTCAGGACTTGGAGAAGGGCGATGGGGGCGTGAACTATTGGGGCGAGATCGAAGTGAACTTCGTCCCGATGGACGCGCAGCTCCGCCCCTGAGAGGTGGCCTATGTCTAAGACAACAATCTTGTATAAGGACATAGCCCCCGGTGCGGCGGATGACGCGACTGTGACCGCCACCGGCGGCACAGGAGACCTCACCCAAATTCCGCACGGCGCGGCTCCGGGTAAGCTTATCACGCTGGAACGGAGCCGCTGGGTGCTGGACGGCACTTTTGATGGCGTGTACGCGGAAGACAAGGTAGGCTTTTGGTCTACGGAGGTTTCCGGGGACAACGGAGAGTTTACCAACCCGCCCAAAATCACCATGACGTTTACACAGCAGTATTCCAGCATGGGCATCCAGCTTACCTTTGACGAGGACACAGGAGAGTATTGCAGCGAGGTAGAAATTTCGTGGTATCAGGGCGCGGTGCTGCGGCGGGCGCAGTCGTTCCAGCCTGACAACGCGGTGTACTTCTGCGATTGCCGGGTAGAGAGCTTTGACAAAGTGGAGGTCACTCTGAAAAAGACCGTAGTTCCCCATCGGCGGGCGCGGGTCAATGAGATCGTGCTGGGCGTGGTGCGAAAGTTCGGGATGAACGAAATACGCAACGCATCCATCGTAAACCAGGCGAACGAAGCCGCCGTAGAGCTGCCTGTGTCCACGCTAAACTGGACGCTGGACAGCCTGAAAGACGCGGACTATCTGTTCCAGCTGAAACAGCCTGTGGAGGTATGGAACGACAGCCGACATTTGGGCACATACTACATTGGCAACTCGTCCCGCACATCCGCAAACGTGTATGTGATAGAGTGTCAGGACGCGCTTGGAGTGCTGGAATACACGCCGTTTGGCGGCGGGGCATACCTTGATGGGGTGAGTGCGAAAACGCTATTAGAAGCGCTTGCAAAGCCCTTTGAGGTGGAGTATGCGGACGATGTGGAGGACACAACGCTGACAGGCGTTATCGTTAAGGGCACCAACCGCAGCGCTATACAGCAGGTCATATTTGCATGGGGCGTGTGTCTGGCAACGGATGGCGGGGACAAAATCCGCGTGTTTAATCAGCCGACAAAGCCTATTCTTATTCCGCGCGGTCGGACGTTTGTCGGGTCTTCCGTCACCACCGGCGCGGTGGTCACAAAGGTAAATGTGACGGCGCACAGTTATGTAGAGGCAAGCAACGGAAACGTGACCATTAACGGCGTAAAATACAAGGACACCCGTACGGTATACAGCGCCATAAACCCTAACGTGACGGCATCTGACCGGGAGAACGTCAAGGAGGTCACGGCGGCAACGCTGGTATCTGATGAAATTGGACAAGCAGTGGCGGACCGGCTGTACAAGTATTATTCGCTGCGTGACACGAACACGGCGACGGTGGTATACGGCGGCGAGAAGCTGGGTGACTGTGTGAGCATCTACACGCCGTGGGGGCTTCTAACCACAGGCAACCTCCACAAGATGGAAATAAAACTGTCCAACACGGTAGTGTACAACGCGGAAGTTACAGGCGCGTGGATCATCAGCCCGTATTTCTACTACAGCAACGACCTGTTCTCCGGGGAGGTGTAACCGATGGCGGAATATACAGCACAGGTGCCGAAGATAGCGGCGGCTGTACTGCTGCCGAACCCGGCGACCATCAATGGCAAGGTAAAGCTACAGGTAACGGTAATAGAGGAAACCGTCATCGTGTACCCCAGCTACTACTACAGCGGCGATCTATATGCGGGCGAAAGCCCCCATACGCCGTACCCGCGTGTACCACAAGCATATCATTTCTTTTGCGGCGATATTTACGCCGGGGAGGTATAA